TGTCCCATATAAAAATTATAACATATTGAATTTTTCATGTCAATAGTTTTTAGAGATTTTTATGTTTTAATTCGTTTCAAACCGTTTAAGGTTGTTTCAAATTATTTCAGTTTGTTTAAATGTGTTTTATTTACCATTTTGCCTACAGCGGCATAATGGTCTGAATAGTGAAAATGCTCGTTTTTATGGACTGCAAACTTTACAAGCAGCTCTGCCTTGTTTTTTTAAAGCATTAGATTTCTGTTTATCCATTCTGTACTCAACTCTTTTCTTTTGTATGGTCATGGTATATATTATTCAGTCTCGGTTAGTTCCTTAACTCTATTCTTGAGGTTATCTGATAAAGCATATATATCATCCAAGGTTTCTATAGTATATTTTTCATTCTTATCCTGATTTGCGATTACAACGTACTTTAAACGTTCTTTGATGAAAACTCTGCATACCCATTTTGTTACTTTACCGTCAATTAAAATTCCAAAATAGCTTTGAGTATCTTTGTATGTAATTCTTGACGGTTCAATAATAGGAGCTATGATTGATTTAACAATATAATATGATTGGATTTCGTCATCTGTAGTTATGATTGCATTTTCGTCTTCGGGTTCTGCCACGGTTACATCAGCAGGTTCTTCAGGCAGGTCATTTGAATTATTCAGAGCGTTCTTTAACTTATCATTCAGCATTTCGTTTATGCATTGTGAGAATGATTTTTTGATAAGTAACTTAAATTTATCAGTCACTGTTTGAGTAAAACGACCTTCATATACATCTGATGTAATAAGCATTTTAACAAGTTTTTCAGAAGGATCAGCAAATTCTTCTTTTATGCGTGTCTTTATAAGGCTTGTATATTTTAAATCAGAAGCGGTATTGAGTATATTGGTTACATCAAACTTTTCTTTTTGAAATTTCTTTAGCTCAGTAATATCACTGTCACGTAAGTCTAAGAGGTTCACTGTTAAAAATGGTGTAGAATCCATTTTATTAGGTTCATCTAAGTCAGTATAGAAGTTATAGTACACACCGTTAGTCAGAATTGCGAATTTAGCCTTTGAAGTGGCAAAGTATCTGAACAGTTGCGAGTCGTGTTTTTCAAGCTTTTCAGTTATGCTTTTTGCCTCAATTAGGATTGTAGGCTCGTTATTTAACACTATAGCATAATCTACCTTTTCGCCTTTTTTAATACCGACGTCAGCTGTATATTCAGGTATGAATTCTAATGGATTAAAGACATCATATCCTAAGATTGAGAAGAAAGGCATAATCAGAGACGTTTTTGTTGCTTCCTCCGTGTTAATATTTTCCTTCATGTCATCAATACGACATATAAAATTTTTGATTTTTTCTTCAAACATAAAAAAACCTCTTTTCTTTTGTAAATTTTTATATTATATAAATAATAAACCTGTCAATTCCCTGTTGTGAGGGTATGGCAAAATTTATTTTATATTTATATCTTTCTTTAAGGTTTGTGTAACTTCTTGAATTATATCATCTGAAATTGACGGTTCAGCTTTTGCATAAGTAGGACTTGTAAGTAAGTCTTTTATATACTCCTGCACCTTTAATTTACCATTTTCATTCAGCCTATCATATTCATCAGAAAGTTCATGGATATTTCCAGAACGTCCAAGAAGATAATCAGCAGAGCAGCCAAGATAATCGACTATTTTTGCAAAATTTTTAGTTAGTATATCTGTTCCATTTGCCATTTTTGCTATAGTATTTTTACCTAACTCACAATCTGACAATAATTGATTAATACTAATATTTTGTTGTTTAGCTATAGATTTAATTGCTTTTGCAATTTCTTGTGTATTATACATAAAAAACATTCCTTTTCTTTGTTTAAAATGCAGAATTACCCTAAAAAGGTGAATTTAATATTGACAATCCCCTAATAAGGTGATACAATTCAATCAGATGTAAATTACAAGCGTTATTTACATTGAATTTATAAGGGGGTGTGAGTATGTATATAAGTGAAGCAACTCCAAAAATGCTTGAAATAGCTGATGAAATACATTTGCTTCTCAAAACAAATCAATTTACCAATGAAGAAGCATCGTGTATTTTGAAAAAAGTTAATAATAGGCTGTCAGAGACTTTTAAGCCAAATCCATGGTATTCGCAGTTGGTTGAGTAGTTAAAAGACTGTCGGCTGTTGGTCGCAGTCAACAGTCTTTCAGTGCGTTATTCATTCTGTTTCAGGTAATTGATAATTTCTTTCTTGAAATTTTTCAATGTGCATAATGTTTGATATGCCACATTGAAAACATCTGCAGCTGTTGCATTGGAAGAATTTCCAACGTCCTCAGATTTAAATTCGGATTTGAAATCTTCTAAAATATTATCAAGCGCCTGTTCTAATTGATTAACGTCCACAAAATCACCCCCTTTCGGGAATGGTTTTGTTAATCTCCGGGTTATCGGTTCTGCCGAGCAGGTAATCTACCGAGCAGTCGAGGTAATCGGCTATTTTTGCGAGACTATCAAAGGCTATTGATTTATTGTGCAACATATGTGAAAAAGTATTAGAACCTAATTCGCAAGCTGTAAGAATGTCTTTTAAAGCTATGTTCTTTGTTTTTGCATATTTTTTGATGTTACTCGCCACATATGGCGAAGTGTATAAATTTTCAGTATCCATTTTGTTTAAGTCTCCTAAAATTCGCCAATGATGGCGAAAATCCATTGACAATCGCCATATATGGTGATATAATTCAATTAAGTGTTAAAAACACTTATTAATAATATTTATTAAATTCCATTTTACCATATAAAACGGAATTTGTCAACATTTTTGAAAGGAGGATTTGAGATATGGAAGCTTATAATTTTACAAAGGAAGCTAAGAAAGCTTTGATAGAAAGAAATATGACCGTGAAAGACTTGGCAGATGAACTCGGCTTTTCAAGAACTTATATTTCTATAGTCCTTAATGGTAAGCTTATAAATGAGGACATTAAAGCTAAAATCGGTGCATATTTAAACATTTCTACTGTTTAAATTTTATCACATCCGGGAGGTAATATCAATGGGAATCAACCCTACAAAAGCGGCAGGTAATATATATTGTCAATGCAGAAAAGCCGCGGCAAAATACAACGAAAAACTAAATAGCAGAGAAGGCGCAGCAGAACTTCTTAATATTTCAGTTTCAAGTTTAACAGATTATGAGCTTGGTTTGACGAAAGTCGTGCCGGTTGAAAAGGTTAAGCTTATGTCGGACTTGTATAATGCTCCTGAGCTTGAAAGTTACTACTGCAGAAACGAATGTCCGCTCGGCGACAAGAGGCAGGTTTTGGAACTTTCTGAAATTGACAGGCTTACAGTCAAGCTTATTCATGCTCTCAGAAATGTTAATGAAATTCAAACTACCATTCTTGACCTGGATGAGGACGGCGTTATATCTGATGAGGAGCTGCCGGTTTTGGAAAGTATGATTTCGGCGTTGGAAAAGATAAGCATCGTAACAGAAGAACTTAAAATATTTGCAATTAAGCGAAAAAAAGGGAATTTTTAGAAAGGATGATAAAATGGACGGATTGTTAAGTGTAATCAGAGAAATGCGTGGGAATGCAGGGAGTGCAGATGAAATGAAAGATGTGTTTAAATACATATTTACTGTTTATCCATCCACGGTTCCGGTTGATGTCTGCGCTGCTATGGCAGATGTTTCTCCGAAAACTTTGATTGATATGATTGAAACGGGCAGTTTTCCAGGTACGATTATCAGAGGAAATGATGAAAAAAGAAACAGGTATATCATTTTTACCGGAAAATGGCTTGAAGCTTTAGGAATTAAGGATGTTGTTTTTTAGGTGGTGACAGATGTGATTTTAAGTATAAAAAAAGTCCCCTTTGCGACTGCCATCGCTCCAGGGATAAATACAAAAGACGCTTGTATTATATCACATCTTAATAAAAAAGTCAAGAGGTGATTTTTATGATGTTTAAAATATGCTTTTTTATGGCATTGTTCGGATTCGGTTACGGTTACATTGCCAGAGATATAAAGGAATGGTACTGCAAGAACAGGACCGAAATAAAAAGAAAATTAAGGAGAATGATTAGTTATGGGAGAAAAAGATTATCAAAAAGCTTTAGAAGCTGCAGAGGTTTTAAAACATTTCTGTACAGAAGAAATGCAACGTGAAGACTGCGCAGGATGCAGGATAAAAGATATATGCGGTGCAGAACCGTACACCTGGGACGTCGAATAAAAATGTCAAAACGCATTAACCGGGAAGAAAAATTCATGATGGGCTGTCAGAACTGCGACAATTACACAGGTGACAGTCCGGTTAATGTACCTAATTTTAAG